TGAATCCTCTCATATCACTGGTTACGTTTTGGTAACCTTTCCAAGTTCCCCCACTTTGTATCAAAATATCGTTTTCGTTAGTTGCACTATAGTACCAATTAGTACCATCAGCTGGATCAATGCTCGGTGCAGTTGAACTTGCAGTGTACACTGGTGTTGTTCCAAATCCTAATGGAATCCAGTTACTTACAATTACACCACTAGGATCTACTGGATCTGTTCTAACTTGTCCTGTTGCAATTGTGTTAATAAAACCAGCATCTGCTACTGGAGTACCACTTGTATCTGACAATTCAATTACACCACCTTGTGTGTGTTCAATTTGTATTGCACCAGTTGATAATACTCTTGCAGTTGTGTTTGCTACATTTGCGGCAGTAAAAGCCTGTACAAAATGTGTTGCAGTTGTGCCAACTTTAATTGTGGCAGTCACTGCGGCTGTAAGTGTTGAACTGTTTTTTGCACTTGCTTGTATAGTAAATGTTTCGTCAACAACAAATGTTGGTGAAGTATTTTCACTGGTTACTAAAGTTGCTCCAGTTTGAAGCCTTTCAAAAAACTTTGTTGCGTAGGTTCCTGCAATTCCAATTGTATCATATTTTGAATATAGTGTACCTGCGGCAATATTAAGTCCGCCACCAGCAGGATCAAGATTCTTTAACGCAGTTTCATCGTTTTGATAAATTGGATTGCTTAATGTACTAAATGTATCTGTTGCGGCAGCATATTCTTTGATAACAAGATTTGCTCCTTCATTTACACTATTCAATTTATACCATACTGATCCAGTTGGATGAGGCTCTGTGCCTGTTGCTTGCCAACTTGGATTGTTGTAGTTATAGCCAAAATGTAAGACTGGTGCATAGTATGGCTTGCCTGACTTAGAAGTACTTGTTGCAATTCCAATTTCAGTTAACAATGTTGAGTTGTTGCCGTCATCTACCATTAATATTCCGTTACCATTATCTGTTGAACCATCATTTGATCCATTGGAGTCAACAAATATTTGTAGTTTTCCATTTTCAACTGTTGCACTTACACCTGGAATACTTGCACTGTTAATGTCACTTGCTACTGTGGTTAAACTTGTTCCTGAACTAGTAACCGTAATGTCGTTTAACACCATACTGTTTCCAGCAGTTATGGTTGGATTAGTAGCAGTACCAATAATTGTAGGCCATGAATTTTTCCATGAATCAAATCCAACTAGCACCCATACATTTGCTGGCACTACTGGTGAACTTGCAGTGTTTCCTGGAGTTTTATAGTATACCGGATTACTTGTATTTGTTGTGTTAACTGCATAATCCCCTATGCTACCGAGTGAACCAATAGGACCACCGTCTGCTGTTCCGCCAATTAAATCTGACAATTCAGTAATCACTATTGGTACTTTGTTTGTAAATGTTTCTGTAGTAGCACTCCATTCCTGTATACCAAATGTACTAACACCTGTGTCAAACCAATATGCTCCGTCTGCAGGATCACCTGTTGGGCGTACTAATGTTGCAGTAAGTTGACTAAGGTCAACATCTGCTCTTTGTACATAAGCTCTATTGCTTACACCTAATGTGCTATATGCGGCAAGTAAACCATATTCGTTAAGTTCGTATCCGTTAATTGATGTACCTGCGGATGTGCTATAAAAGAACGGTGTACCAAAAGTGGCTGCCAAATCTCTTTGTGATGTTATTAGATAACATTTGTTTGCATTTGCTGCTGTAGTACCTGCGGCTACTCCAGTTCCTGTTCCACTTACTTTATTTTGTGCAGTTGCTATCAAAATGTAAGGTACTGAATTTGTTGCGGCTGGAAGATAATTACTTTCGTCTATTACGGTAACTTCTACGCCTGGTGATGTTAGTGCCATGTTATTGCTTCCTTTTGAATGCTTTTAATCTCTTAATGATATTTATATGAATGTGTTAAAATAAGCCGTTACAACTGCCCTTTGCAAAGGTTTATGTAACTAAATATCCGTATGAATAGGCCTATTTGTAATGCTTGTAACCGCCGTTTTGTAGCGATAAACTATACAAAAAATAATATAGTACATTATCGTGCTAGATGCGATAGTTGCACACGCAAAAATCGCAAGATGAAAGCTCAAGTTCCTCGCTGGCAATTAGAAGGTTATCAAAAAAAGAAACTTTGTGATCGTTGTGGCTTTGTTGCCAAAAGCGGAGCACAAATATTAGTCTATCATGTTGATGGAAATTTAAAGAATTGCAATCGTGCAAACCTTAGAAGCATCTGTTTGAATTGTACTGTTGAAATAGTAAGGCTTGACTTACCTTGGATGGTTGGAGATCTTATCGAGGACTGACGTATGTAAATCTAATAGAGTACTATCGTTATGGATTATGCATTCAAATCTAGTATTGACATCTATCCATTTGTACTCACTTTCATGCACATCATACCCGCTCATTAAATTACTTGTATCAGGATTTGCATTGTCAATTATAGCACGTGGGAACCAGTCTGGATCTTGTCCTCTTTTAACTTGCCAGATTGCACCACCAAGTTCACGTATCATGTTTTGCTCGTTACGAAACCTTACATCCGGCACAACATAATTTCCAGGATTATCTAACAAATATTTTTTAAGTAAACTTACCCAAACACCTTTATCAAATCCTTCTCGCATACATTCAGTGCCAAATTCTTGTAAAACTATTCTTGGAGTAATTGATCTTCCAGTTTCTGCAGTCCAAAATGCATCTTCTTGCTCTCGCCAAGATCTGCTTTCGTCTGTATCTCCTTCAAGCATTGCTCTATCCCAATTGAAAATTGTAGCAACACCATCTTTAAGTTTGTCAGCAAAACTTACTTTAGTAAAGCCTTGCTCTACTAAAATATCAGCAACAGTACCTTTGCCACTGCCTATCAGTCCGCATATTCCTATTATCATTTAAGTCCAGATACTTTCAAATGTTTCATTGTTTGTTGTAACAAATCTATTTGTCTTCTACAATCTTCTAATGCATGATGACTTGCACGTGGCTTTGGCAAATCAGGATACAAACTATATACCGTACGTGCATCTCTTACATTCCAAAACTGCCAAGGTATAGGAAGTTTTAATTGTTTCATTGCGTTTTCTAGTATAACCATATCAAACGTTGTACCATTAGCCCATGTAAGATTACAATGAAAACATATTTTGCTTAGTTCTTCCAGTGCTTGACGCAAAGGAATTCTTCCCTCTTCTGAGAATGCTTCTTCTTGTGCTTCTTTTGGTTGTGTTGCCCACCATTCAACTGTAGCATCATCAACTTCTCTGTCTGGCTGACTGTCAACATCAACTCTTGCATAGTAATCTTGCTTATGGTAACCAACACTAAGTGGATCAAAAGTTTGGGCCGCTATTGTAAGTATACAAGCATCAGGGCCAGTACCTACAGTTTCTATATCAATCATAATATCCATAGTATCATTATAACAGTAAATGAAACTATGTCAACCTATTTTCTTGGCTTTACTGTTTTCTTTGTGCCGACTGTGCCTTTTAGACTTGTCTTTGGTGGCTTATATGCTTTCTTTACTTTTCCGCCTGACGTAACAGATTGTTTGCGGATTTTGTTTAGCATGCCTAACAGTTTACTTGCTGGATTTACACGTTTTGTTTTCTTGGCTTTACGTGCTGCCTGTTTGCTTTTGGTTTTGCGAGTCACTTTCATTTGTGCTCGCTTCTTTTGATCTATCGGTGCATCGCAGTCTTTGGCATTGCTTACAACACGTCCACGTCTATTACCACTTGTGCATCGCCATTTGGTTTTGAGCTTGTTGCCTTTCCTTGAGAACACCATTTCGTGTTCGTTGATAATCTCTGGTTTGGTAACAAACTCTTCAACACGCATTAGCCAATGACCCAAGTAAGTGGTTGCGATCCATCTACATAGTTTTTAAGTTCTTCTATTTTTGCATCCATGATAGCACTACCTTCAGCTTTCATTTGTGCACCGTTAAGTGCAGTACCACCTTGTGGACCTGCTATAGTAGCAAATTTTTCTCTTGCTTCACCAATTACTAATTTAGCATTACCAACCATGTAGTCTCTAATCCATTGTTGAGTAGAAAAATCACTAAGCAACTGTACTTCAGGACGTAGGTTGTAACACCAAAGTAAGACTACTTCACCTGTGGCTTTGATATCTCGCATGAGAGTAAGTTGTTTAGTAGCATTGTTGAAACTATAGTTTATAAATCCGCCAAACATTCTAGCAGTAAGTTCGACATACTG